TTGAAGGCAACAAGGCGGTTTCTGATGCCGTGGCTGCCCTCCAGAGCGCAGTAAATAACACCGCCCTGGCGTACTTGCTTGCCTCGCCATGTCTGCCCTAACGCGACATGCAGAGCCATATCGAGGACGAAAAAGGTCTTGCCGGTGTTGCTGTCGCCGTAGACAACCGACATTTGCCCCTCGCCCAGGTAGCCTTTGACAAAATCCACACTGTCCAGAGATGCATGGATATCCTCCATCCAAATCGGCTCCAGGGCGGATTGAGGCTTTTTCTGTTCCGGCTGCGTGGTCGCCGGGTCAGGGATTTCCCACTTCCTCCGGGCCGCGGCAATCATGCCCTGAACCTCTTTAAAGGTGTCGGCCTGGGTATACCCGGCTTGTGTTAAATCACCGCACAGGCGGTGTATGTCGGTGTCAGACGTACCCCGGTTGACATAGAGTGCAACTAGCCTCAAGACGCTGTTGTGCCACTGTCCGGGCCTTGCTGCATCGTCCCTGAGTGCGTCCGGGTTCAGGATGCCTAAGTCAAGGTTTAGGGGGTCTGCGGTTGCCTCTGGCGCTGCCTGTTGGGGCGGAAATGCCCGCTGTAGGGCCGACAGGTCATAGGGTACGGCTTTTGCTGACATGCGCCCCGATCTGGTGCGCTCGATCACCCTGCCGTCCTTGTAGGGCCACGCAATCGTGCCGGGAAGCCGCATCAACCTTGCGGGGTTCGTTACGCTGCTGTCGCCTTCCAGCTTTTCGGCGATGGCAATATTCAGGGTGCGGAGCGTGTCCTTGTCGCCGATAAACTCGCGGCATTTCCAGAATAGCTGTGCGCGTTTATATGGGTGTTCGCCGGTAATGGTGGCGTTTGTCGGCTTGGTAATGGAATAAATCTTCGGGGCGTTTTCGGCTACGCCCTGGTCGTCGAGGTCAGCCCACACGCCGGGGGAATAGATTGTGTCGTCGTCCTTGGCGCGTTGTCCTGTCGGCATGTCTTCCTTGAGGACGCTGGCGACGAAAAAGCATGACTGTCCGGGTTTGGAGTTAATGTCAGAAACGAATTCGGGAATAAGGTCTAAATCTGCAATGTCAAAGTTTTTACATGGGATGATGCCGCCTGAGTTGGGATCGTTCCAGGCAATCTGTACCGTCCCGGCGATCACATCCCCAAACCAGTAATCAAGAAAATTCTGTACCTCTTGCTCGTTTGTCTTTAATTCTGTCGTTGCGGGTCCGGCGTATTTCGGCATCGGGGTATTCCTCTCTTGCTGTGTAACGTGGGGATGGATGGCGGCTACCACCCACCCCCAATAGAGCGAAACGCAGCCCTAGAATTCTTCGTCGTCGTCTACCGTCTGACCCGCGCTTTCCGCTTCCACTGGCGCGGCGGTGTTGTCGTTGGCTAGGTCAGAAGGCCGGTCAACCCACTTCACGATCTTCAGCTTCGGGACGTTGGTATTGCCCTTGCCGACTTTCGTAGGTGTGCCGCCCTCGAAAGCAACAACCGGCACCTTGCCAGCGTTGGCCTTCAATTCAGCTTCGTATTGGGTATAAAGTTCCTGGATACCCATAACCGCACCTGTGCCGGTTGTGGCGAAATCCCTGATTGGCTCATCGCCGAACAGCTTGGGGCTGAACACCGGCACCTTGAAGCCGCGTTTCCATTCATCCCCCGGCTTGGGTGCCGACTTGCCGTCTACATCCATGACCCACTGCGGCGCTTCCGCCTCTTGGATCAAACCCCAACCCGTCTCGATGTTGTCGAGGTCGAAGACAGCTTGCGTCATGTCGTAGTCCTCCATGCCGTCTTCCGTCGTCTTCCGCCATGAGCCGGTTGAGGCCATGTAGCGAATGTGAGGGGTGAAAGTATTGTTACTTAGGTTTAATGGCATGATGTTTATCCTTTGAAGTTTCACGCTTGAAATGACAGGTTCCGCCTGTCGTCGGTCTTAAATCCCGTATAATTCTTTCCGGGTGTTTTCCTCTCCGTTCCAGTAAAACGTATTCGGGTTTACCGGCACGATGGACCGCAACAACTCACGATCACCGAGAGAAAGGAACTTTTCGAGGCGCATGGCTTGCGCTTTCATAATTGCCATCTCCTCTTTAATGTTGCCGCCCTCAAGCCACTTGGCCTTAGCCTTTGACACGTATAGAAACTTAACCGCCTTGTTGCCTTCACAGCGGGCGTAGAAACAGCGTTGCCGCCTGTGTGGCGCTGACATGATCGAGGGGATGCGGTTTGTTGTTTTCAGGTCAACGATGAGGCCATGCTGCGGGTACACCAGATCGAGGTAGCCGATTACCGGGATTTCCCAATCGCCGCATTTCATTATGCGGGTTACTTTGTGCTGCCCGCCGTGGTCGGGGAATTCCGGCTTGCCGTATTGCTCCAATTCTTCGACGGCGATCTTCACCATTGGCGCGATCACATCACGCTCTTTTATCGTCTTATCATCCAGTGCCAGAGGGAACTTGGCGTTAAACGCCTTTGTCGCCGAGGCTATGGCTTCGTCGATATCCGCGCCTAAAGCCAGCACTTGCACAACCGCGTCCTCGACGGCGATGCCGCGTTGAGCCGCTGCGCCATAGGTGCCTTTGTTGCCGAACAGGTAGCGGGAAACCCACACATCTATAGCTTCCTGTGCGAGGTTCAGGGATGAACAGCTAAGATGTTTGATGCCCTGGTGCTTAAATCCACTCATTCTGTAACCTTTCTGCCATCAAGCTGGTTAAGCCGCATGTCGATATAGCGCCGCGCCTTTTTCAGGTCGGTTATTTCGTTGTCCTTAAAGGGTGCGCGGCAGACGTATTTGATGATGTTGCCTTGCCAGAAATTCAGGTCATTTTTGAAGATGAATTCAGCCGGTTCGATCTCATATAATGCGTAATGATCGGGCTTGTTGATGAGGTCTTTTTTTAGCGTCTGTTCGTAGATATCGCACCCGCAGCAGCGGCATTTATCGTCAATCGGCACACTGCTATGCCCGCAGTTTGCACAAAAATTTGCTATGTTATTCATGCTGCTGTCTTTCTTGGTGAGAGGTTGTATGTAAACACCGCCTCGGCAAATCCGCGTGGCGTCTCTGATCTTAGATTTGCCCGATCCGCTGATGGGGGCATAAGGTGCATCTTCGAGCCTTCCGTAGGCTCAACTCTACAGACGGCCGGCATAACAAACCCGCCACCAGTCCACAGGCACGTTTTCTTGGTGTACCGATCGCCAGGCGGGTCGAGATAGCCGCCAAAGTCGCATGGGTCGAACTTGTAGTCCGGCTTGCGCCAATATGTTGATAGTGTGCTGACAGGGTTTTCAATCAGGTAGGGTGCGCCTGACCACTCACAGATGCGACGACAGGCGTCTACTATCTCCAACCCTTCTATTAACCCCGGCAACCCCTTGTCCTTGAACCATCTTGCGCCGCTCACCGCTAAATTGGTGCATGGCGGGAAGGCGAAAACCGCTGCATATTCCGCAAGCGGGGGGAGATACGATTTAACATCGGCCTCGACATAAGTAATGTCGTCTCTGTCTGTCTCGCCTTCGTGCTGAATATCAACCGCGATGCAGTCATAGCCAGCCTCGGCCCAAGGCTTGAGCATATTGCCTGTTTTGTCGCAAAGGCTTAAAACCTTCATTTCGGCAACCCTTCCTTTATTATTTGGAACCAAAGGGCTTCCGGCAGCACATAAAGCCGTTCTTTGCCTGTCTGCTTGATGGTCAACAGGTCTGTGTCGTCCTGGGATAGCCACTTGTAGATTGTCTTAAAACCGTCCGCGCGTTCCTTGCATTCCGCAGTTAAGCCTTCGATCTTCACATCACCCTTGAAGCCTCTTGCCGCACCGCTTAACGGAATACGGAGGGCGTGAAAGCCGTTATCTTTGTGCTTATTTACGATGGCGCGTTCTTCTCTTGCACCCTTATCTCTGCTGAATTTACCCATAATATATTCCCGCCCCCGCGTAGGGAGGACACGCAGGGGCGGGATGCTCAACCCGGAACTCGTTACAGTGGGGAGCATTAAGGTTTTTCACCGGCACCATTGTTGTCGGATCAGGACAAACACAGAATATTTGACCTCGAATGAGGGCTGGTGCCGGTGAAATCATAGGCCCATCTGCCTTGCGATAGACGGGCGTTTAAGAATATCCAGCGCAATCGCGCTATCAATGAATTTATCTCTGCTGTCTGTGTCGATATTTTTGCGGCGAAGCATGTGGAGTTCAGCAACACAGGGTTTGCAGTAATTTTTGTACCCGTCCTGATTTTCGACGGCGATGCTGAAATGCCGGATGCGCCGAGAAGTACAGCAGCGAGTGCAAGTTTTTTTGCGTTCATTCATCATATTAACCTCTTTTATTAACCATTCTGCTTGTTGCGGTCTGTAGCTGTTGATACACTACTGTTAGTAGCTAGTTGAAAATCGTTCGCAGTTACTTTCCCACCAGTCCAGTTTGTAATCCTGTTCATCAGTTCGTAGCTTGGTCGGCGTTTGTTTGTTTTCCAGTACCAGACGGCTTGCCCTGAAACATTGAGCATTGTCGCTGCGTCTTTTACTGAAATACCGTTAACGGTCATGTAGTCTCTGAATTGCATGGCTATAGTCAACCATAATGGTTGGGAAAGGTCAACCCTTTTGTCTGTTTCAAAATCGTCCGAAATGTTTGATGGTCTGTTTATGGAAAACAGACTAAAAAAAATCAGGCAGAGCCGTAAGTTATCGCAAGAGAAATTGGCGCAAATGATCGGCACTACAAACCAACAGATAGGAAAGTTGGAGCGCGGAGATCGCCGGCTATCTGATAGATGGATATACCCGTTGGCTGAAGCCTTGGGCGTAGCCCCGTCTGACTTACTGGAAAATCCAGAGCCAGCCAAGGTGACGCTTGTCGGCACTGTAGCCGCTGGCAAATGGCAGTCTGCTGATGATGTGCCGCCACCTGTCAATATGACTGGTGTACCATTGTCCAAGCACCTTAACCTATCTATCCCGCGCTATGGCTACAGGGTAGTCGGTGAGAGCATGAACGAATTATACCCTGACGGCTCTATCGTTATCGCTATCGATAATATACAGGCGAACCATGACCCGCAGCCCGGAGATCGCGTTATAGTGCGGCGAAGACGATTAGACGGCACAGTAGAATTCACCGTCAAGGAACTGAAGGTTGATGACGACGGCGGGAAATGGCTTATTCCGCGATCCAGCGACCCCAGGCACCAGACAGCGTTTCGGGCTGTATGCGATGACACTCTAGACGGAGATGATACCGCCGTCATGGTCGGAACCATTGTCCAACATCTGAGGCCCCCGAAATGACGGAACAGGTTTTAGATACATCAGAATATCTAGATCATCCTCATGCCGGTGAATTGTTGGGCTGGCTTGCAGACCACCCAAAGCGAACAGCCATAGATATGTGGGGCAGTCACCTTGCGAATGATATGCGGTACAACGCCGCTGGCTTTAAGAAGGTAGCCGGTGAATTTGAAATCATCCGTTACCCTGAAAGTTTTTTGCGTCTTTCCCATGTGACAAAACCGCCAAAGACGTTAGGCGGGGTGTACCAAGGTGACAAGCTGGCCCGTATCCGCAGTTACATCGATCATGTCTGGACAACAGGCGAAACGCATCTATCAACACGCATTCCGATCCGTGAGGATGTGCGGCGGCTTAATATCCACAACATCAGAATTTTGTTTGCTATTTTTGAACGCTCTGAAGTTGCCGCCGTCCTGTCGGTCCTGTCACCTGTCAGCATCGACTTGGCATTGGCGACAAATTCAGAAATGCTGGATATCCCAAACTTTGTGAAATCCGATAATGACCTTTCATTCCGCCTCTGCCGGGAACTTTATAAAGCTGAAATCATCGGCAACATGCCCACGGCCCAGGCCCTTTGCGTTGCGGTTGACACGCCGTTACGGACGCTTTACCGGGTGATTGCAATGCTGAAAGACGAGGGCGTTATCCTCGAAAAGGCTGACCCGGAAGACGGACGGCGACGCCTTTTTGAGTTGACCGGCGATGGACGTTGCAGGACTGTGACAGCATTGCGGCGGCAAACTGGCTAAAAGTTCGTGCCAAGTTGGCAGACGATAGTTATTGACCCAAGGCGTTGTCTGACTAATCTATATGCATGTGCATACATAACCCCCAAATAATCCCCCCGGTTGATTTTTTTATCGATTTCACTGAGCGTGAAGACGCCGATTTTAGCGATTGGCTTTGCCATGATGAGCAAGACCCCCCCCGATTAATCCCGTTTAAATCCTCCTGAATTAACAAACAAACTGTTTTGGTTGATTTTCGCTTGACACATTATCAACCAATATGGTTGTATAGGTCATCAGCAAACAAGTTGATGACCGCGCTGAAGGAACTCAGCAAATAGGAAAAGGCGCTTAATTACTCGAAGTCTCTCCAGGGGCGGGTTGGCCCCCAACCACGCAAAGACCCGCCCCAAAAGCGCCCGGAGGAAGCATGAACATTCAACAGACAATAGCGACAGAGATGCATGCGAAAGAGCATCTAACGCTGAACGAACAGCTTGAGGTGATCCAGGAGAAGATGGACCTCATCGGCTTTAGCCACGACCACGGCTACACCACAACAGAATTTCGCATGTTGTCGGAGCGCCGCGACCAGATCAAAAAGCAGATTGGAGCGGCAAAATGACCCGCCCGATCAACTTATCATTTCATGGCGTTGCTGAAATCAAGGTTTCGTCTGCCAGACATGCAAGCAGCATCGGCAGAGACGATTTCTGCCTGACAACACTAACGCTGCTCGATGACGCTGGCACCGAGACAGTTCTAAAGGCGTATGCCCCGCAAAGCAAAGATCAGATTAAAGTTACGATGGAGAGCGGAAATGTATGAAATTCCAAGAATGGACATAGACGAGATGGTGACGGAGAAAGAACACCTGACCGCCGTCAAGATCGCTATTGAAGCGGCAGTCACCACAATGCGTGGCACTGCTGGCTTGATTAAATACGAGGACATGCAAGACAAGTTACGCTTGCTTGCCGACGGGATAGAGCGCGGCGAATTAGACACAATTCTTTCCAACATAAACGACCTTGATGATGAAATCGCGTTCGCCGAAGACGCCATCGAGGGTCGTGTAGACCCGCACCCGAAACCGCCAGTAGACCGTTCGGTGTTCGCATGAAATATCAAAAATATGACTGGTTTTTGTACGGCGTGATCACAATGGGATCGCTGGTGATTGTTTACACCGAAATTATGATCCAGTGGTTCTGATGAGCAAACTAGCCACCCTGTCGTTCTCGTTCCTCTGCCTGTTTTGCGGGCTGACGATACACGGTCTTTACTACTCTCCGATATGGGGTCAATGATATGCTACATAAAATTCTAAACCGATTTAGCGGCGAACTCATTATTGAGATTGAAGCCCCTAGCATAAAAATAGCTGTGGGATTGGCTGTTAAGCAGGAAGCCGATTTGCAGGAAGCCGATTTGCAGGAAGCCGATTTGCAGGAAGCCGATCTGCGGGGAGCCGATCTGCGGGGAGCCGATCTGCGGGGAGCCGATTTGCAGGAAGCCAATCTGCGGGGAGCCGATCTGCGGGGAGCCGATTTGCAGGAAGCCAATCTGCGGGGAACCAATCTGCGGGGAGCCGGTCTGCGGGGAACCAATCTGTGGGGAGCTAGAGGCATACTTACTCTTGGCCCTTCGATAACAGGCAGAACTTGGGTCGTCGCCCGCCATGAAGACGGCGTTCGTATTTTAGCCGGCTGCAAATATTTCACCTTGGCAGAGGCCCGCAAGCATTGGGGGCGCGATTGGTCAAACGAATACGATCATACTAAAAGATCCATCCTTGCAGAACGAAACGCATATCTTGATTTGATTGAGGTCGTCGAGAAACGCTGGATGAAAAAGGGTCAATGATATGACAGATTTAAACGAACTTAGGGAAAAAAACGAAAAGCTGCGGGATGCGTTAAAATACGCACAAAACTTCCTGGAGGATGACGGCCACATGGTTTATGGCCGCAACCCTGATGACGGCAATCGCATTTATTTTGATGATACATCCGTTGACGAATAGGATGACTGACATGACCCGCCCCCTGACCGTAAAAGAGCTTGCAGAACATTGGCGTGTCGGAGCCGGGAAAGTACGTGAGTTGTGCCGCGCCGGAGAGATTGATTGCTTCCGGCTTGGCAAAACATATAGGATTAAGCCTCAAGCTATTGCAGATTACGAGGCGAAGTCATGGAAACCATCGGCACCCATCGAGGAAAATGCGTCATCAAATGGACAGAAGGCGGCAAGCGAAAAAGAGCCGCAGTCCCAGGGTGCGGGCAGGGCTGTAAAGGCAATGCGCGAAGCTGCGAAAAAGCACGCGCTGCCCTCGAAGCCTTCAAACGTGAGTTGGTTGCACTCCAGCAGCCGCCAGAGCCGACAGTGGGCGAGATAATGGAAGGATATTCGACATGGCTGAACAATCAGGGCAAGGACGGAACTCGTGTTTTGTATGCGCTGAAAGCCCTAAATACTTTGTCGAGCTTGACGGCGACTACTATCCAATCTTCTGCGCTGAGCCAACACGCGATATCCCGGAGAGCGGGTGGTATGGCACCATCAACGGTCTGGACGGAGATTGCTGCGTTGAGGTCTGGATTGTCCTGGGCGAAGAAGAAGGGTTGGATTGACCACGAACCGACCTTCGACATGCCCCGCAAATCACCGCCCCGCGATAGATGGCTGACACCTGACGAAGCCAACCGACTACTAGACGCTGCCGCATCGCACCACATTCGCCTCTACATAGAGGTAGCGTTAGGAACAGCAGCAAGGCCGTCAGCGATTACAGAGTTGACCTGGAGCCGGGTTGATATGAAGCATCGGCGCATCAACTTCAATGTGCCAAACGTCAATACGCCAGCGAACAAGAGCAGGGCAATCGTGCCAATCAATGACAGGTTACTTGCGGCATTGGAAGAAGGCTACAAGGTGAGGTCAAGCGAATGGGTGATAGAACACAACTCGAAGAATGTCGTTTCGGTAAAGAAGGGCTTTGCTTCTGCCGTGAAACGTGCAGGCTTAAAGAATATCTCTCCGCACTCCCTACGTCACACAGCCGCGACCTGGATGGCGTTAGCGGCGATCCCAATGCCGCAGATTGCGAACTACCTCGGTCACAAGGACTCAAGGACGACTGAGCGGGTGTATGCACACCATCACCCTGACTTTTTGAAATCAGCAGCAAAGGCATTAGAATGGTAGATATGGACTTAACCCAAGCACAAGACAATTTATGAGTTGAAAAAGGGCCGCACTAAGCATGTACCACCTAAAAGTGGTACATCCATGAACGCAAACGGAACAAACCGCACTTAACAGCCCTTATTTTGCTAGGAAAAACGATGCAAGCCTTTGAAATCATTGAAAATAGCTGTGATGTGAACGCACGGCGCGATGGTACAAATGAACCTATGACCGCCTGTTTAATCAATAGGTTAGCTGAATTTAACACAGTGACCAAAAGGTACTGGCGTACTACCTTGCGTCTGAAACACTATATATGGTGGGTAAAGGAAAATGAAGAATAATCCTTTTTCAGCACCTGTAACGACTATTCATGTCGCGAAACATAAAAACTCGCATCTCCTTCAGGTGGGCCGGGTCCATCCCAATTCCAACTGGAGCCGCCTAGATACTTAACCCCTTTATGTCGCCCCCAGGCGACCAGCTTGCAAATGATGCACCCCTTCCGAGCGATGCACTTTTTGAACGCCCTATCGGCTTTTTGTTTCAATTCCCACGATCCGCCCCAATAGTAGGCATAGTCATGTTCCGCGCAGCACTTGGTCATGGACCCGACGATGGGGAGCCAATCTAATACGCCGCTGCACCCATCGCTCATTTCTGGATACCAGGGCGGCGGGTTAGGGTCTTGCCTAGCCACAGACCGATGCCTCGTCCAGTGCGCCGGTCTTTTGGCGGATCAAGTCCATTGTGAACAGCGGCGGGTAGGCTCTCTTCAGGGCCAGCCTCGCCTTCTTGAAATCACCGGCAGAAATCAGCGCATCGACTTCACGCATAGCGAGGTCTAAGCACTTTTCACGGATGGCACGACGGATGCGGATATTCTCCGATACGTATTCGTATGCGGCATTGTGGGCAGCCTGTGAGTCTGTGACTGCCGTCGCCGCGAATTGCGTGCAGCCAGTTAAAAAAAGAGCCGCCGAAGCGACTAGCAAAATCTTTTTCATTTCAATATCTCCAATGGAGGAAGGTCGGGCTGATAGCCCTCGACGCCGAACCAGATTGCACCCATGATGACCATGCCCACGGCAACGCCGATAATGAAGCCTATCCGTAGGTAATCGAATTTGTGGAGTGTCACGACATGGCCCTCACGAAATGCTCTACTTTGCCCTTGCCGAAATGCGTGTTGTAATATTCTTTCCAGTAGCAACCGAGGCCGTATGTGTCGTTGGCGTCGGGCAGGGGGGCCTTGACGCGCCTGTAGTGGAGTCTAGCCATCGCCGTAGCGTAGTAGAGGTTGGTAACTAGCTGAGAGACCTTGCTAGGTTCCGGCGCCAGTAGCTTCTCTACTCTGATCGTCAGGCCCGGCTGATACTCCAGGTAGTTTGCCCAGATGTCGTCATGCGTGGCGGGTTCCATCTGGTAGAAACCACGGGCGGGGCCTGCCGGCTTCTGACGGAGCCAAGTCAAGTGACTTTCCGTGAGGGCTGTCCCCAATAGGAGACGCACCGCGCTGTCGCTGTGCAAGTTCATGCACATCAGCGCCGGGATAATCACGTTGTCTACGAACTGCGGTTGGTTGATCATATCTCGAAAACCTCGCCTCTAGCGTCCTTCGCCATCTGCAAAATACGTTCTGTCTGCTCGATGAACTTCCGATCGCCGGTAGCCTTCGCCTCACGGATGAAACGTGCATTTACTGCGACCCACCTAAACACCTGTGACCGTCCTTCTGTCGTTGAAATTTCCCAAACTGGCTTATTGTCTAAAAGCTTGAAACTTGTTTTCATTCGTATAGGCACTCACTTTCTTTTCGCGTGTAATACTTGCCGCCGATCACGGCAAAGTCCCTGATATCGTGGTGGTCGATTACCGTGGACAGGCGTTCCGTGTCGGTGTGGGTAACAGCAAAGCCGTTCTGCCACTTCTCACCGTTGCAGAAACTTGCCCGTCGAGCATGGCCACAACCTAACTGTATCCAGTTGTAGGCTTGGTAAATCGGTGAGTATCGCGCCTGAGATAAAAATTTGTGGTGGTGCCCGTTCATCCCCGGCAGTCCCATCTCTTTGCCTTCAGGGAAATGGTGGACGATAAAACTATTCCAGGGGCAAATCCAATTGCGGCCGATTTCCTTCTTTACATCTGTTTCGGTGAACGCCGCCAGATCAGCTTGCGCGTGATAGTTGACTTCAAACTTATCCAGGCCGAGCAAGTCCGGCACAGTCCAGCCGTGGAGGTCGCCTAGAATGGTCTGTAGAGCTGGCGTAGCCTCCGACAGGTGGCGAAGTAACCTGAATTCGTGGTTGCCTTCCAGCATGTCTATTTCGGCGTCTGGTGCGCTCTCACGCAAGTCTGAAAGGAACTTATGCACCCACTTGATTGACTTCACCGGCTCAAACAAACGCGGGTCTTGGGTGTACTTGCCGAACTCGTAAAGGTCGAACAGATCACCGCCGATTATTATCTTGTCCGGCTGTACCCGCTTAACCGTATCGACCACACAGCGCCGCCAAAACGGGTCGCATCTCTGGTCGTGAACGTCGCTCACAATAACAGCAGTCTTGAACCTGTCGCTGTTTGGTTTCTTGTATTTCCCGGAGAAGTCAGCCTTCTCTATATTCATTTCACGCTGGACGTCTTTCGACGCATGTTTGGCTATGGCGCGTTCAATGCTTTTAGCGTGACGGGATAGCGTGATATCCGCCGCGTTCTTGAATTCCTGGAAGGTGCCAAAATATCGGTTCCAGGTCGCCTCGGAACATCGAGCGTGATTGCGGAAATAATTACGTGATACGTATCGCGTATCGTCCATCGTGGCGACACGCTTCAGCTCGTTTATGCAGTCGTCCTTTGTCCAGTCTTTGCGAAACTTTGCTTCATTCTCAGATAGCGGGGTTTGCTTTGGCAAGGGGGAACTCCGTTACTGTTTCGGGAAATGCGTACCAAACCATGTCGCCACACCGCCCAAGGCACCGCCCAGGGCTAAGATCACTCCAAATGCTCCTCTGTATTTGCTTGCCATCTGGCTGATTTCAGCCAACTCTACCCGCATTTCCTTCTGGTCGGCGCGGGCTTCGTGTACGTCTGCTTGCAGCGTTTCAATGAGGGCCGATAGACGGCCAAGCTCCCTGTTGATATCGTCAGTCATTTTTTTGCCCGCGACGGTATCGCTTTCAAATACTTGGCGTAATCAATCGGGGTCGCAAAAATGACGGGAAGGCCAATACGCTGCCGCGCCTGCACCAGAATACCGACGATCTCACCTGTCGTAATGCTCACAACCGCTGAACCGCTTGAGCCGGGAGCGCCAAAGATTTGCAATAGAATGTAATTGTATTCATCAGAACCTGGGCGATCAAAATAACCGGCAACTGTACCAGCGTAATAGGTCTTCGATAACCCCAGCGGGAAGCCGACCATCGCTAATGATGTGCCTTCAGACACTTTTGAAGATTTTGCTAATGGCACAAGCGGCACATCAGTCCCGTCAAGCAGAAACAAGGCCATGTCGGTCGCTGGCTCGTCGTAACCACGCTTGCCGCCGTCGATTTCATAGTGCGGAACCTTCCAGACACGCAACCGGCGATACTTGTCGTCACCGAATTTGATCAGGTAAGATACGCCCTTTTGAACACAGTGGTACGCTGTCAGAATAACCGTCTTATCGCCCTCATGTCCGACAGCCGTGGCGCTGCAAAGGAACCGCAGATCACCGCCGTCTTGCAGGGCGTAGAGCGCACCAACGGAAGGCTTGAGTTTGGCAAATGTGTCGATCAGTTTCTTTTCGGATGCTTGAACGGGCAGGCACAAAAAAACCGACAGAAAGACGGCGAAGATGATCTTGAACATAACGAACTCCTAGTTAAGGCTACGGAGATATTGTTTAGGCGTACCGTCAAACCCGGCTAGTTCAGCCTGAGCTTTGACAAGACGACGGTTGATAGGGTTTGCTAGATAGGCACCGATAGGCCGGTCATTGTCAGCCGTGATTTCTGCTGCCGCCTTTGCACGAACGGCATGAAGTTCAACTACTGTGCCGTCACCCTGGACGTTGAACACAGGTTCCTCTTTGACCTCTGTTACGTGGTCATGCGGGCGGCTATCGACGATGCCGTCCTCAAGGTGCCAGCCTTCAGGGGCCGGTGATTTTGCAGCGTGCCGTCCTCGGCATTCTGAACGGTCGTCTTTTACTAAGTATTTGGGCATTTTGCTTCCTTTCTATGCCGCCTCATAGGTGAGTGTGAAGCGGACCTGAGAGGTGTTGCTAAAGTTAGTGTCGTCTATGGCAGTTGCCCCGCTAGAGGCGTGCTCGTTCAAGATAGCGTATGTATTGTTTTGAGCTAGTCGCGCGGACGTCGCGCCCACCATGCTGTTTAAATTCCCCGTAAACTCAACCATTCCCCCACCGGGCGGATAATCCGCCGCCGTCGTGAATGGTAATCCGGTGATTGTCGCGCTGCCTGTCGATGTGCCTTTTGCCGTTAAAACAATGTCGATGCGTATGAAAACCAGCCGACCGATTTTGTAATACCAGCCCTCTTGGTCGCTGTAGGTCATGCCTACGCTTGCGCCGCCGAATTCCAAATTAGGCGTCCAGGTCCCCGCTTCAAAATCAGGTTCACCCGTCCAGCTTGCCGTGTCATCGCAAATCAGGGTGATGGTCGCGCCGGGAGATAGGCTTATAGATGCGTCTGTCGATCCGCCGTTTATGTCGTCGCCGGAAGCCGGGAAGATAACCAGATCATCCGCGCTGTCATCGTTCTTGATTGTGATGATGCTATCTGCGGCAGCAGTCGGGAGGACGACAGCCTCCGCACTGGATGCCGTTATGGTCGTCACTTGGTTCCAGTCGGCGGTGAGGGCGAGTGCCCCGCCTTGCGTAGTTCCCGTCGCCGAAAGGCCGTTGCCTACTGTGAGGGAGCCGCCACCACCGCTGCCGACAGATACTAGATCGACAACCCATGTATCTGCTGCGGTCTTCTGGCAGCGTAGGCGCTCCCACTGTGCCGTTGTCGCCGCACCATTCGGGGCGTTAATCGTAACACCCGCCCCGGCTGTTGCTGTAACCGCACCCGCGCCCTTCTGGACGATTTCAAACTGTGTGCCTAATGGGAAATCGTCTGTGCTGTCAGGCTCGATTGTCGCGGCAATGGCAGAAGCGTTATTTGCCAGGATCGTCTTGCCAACCATGCCCCAATCGAAGCTAAACGCGGTTGATGTGTCGTCATACAAACCCGCCCCGAACTGTTGCCCCTCAATCGTCAGCGTGTTGGTGCTGTCCATCGAGCCAACGTCCCACTTCGCGTCCGAGACAGCTTGATTAATTTCAATAATCGAGTGGAAGACGTTTGCCGCAATGATAAGGTTTTCGTCCGGGTTATAAGACCCCTGGTTGTCCAGCATGATGTTCTTGAAGGCCATGTAGTCGCCGGATACAAGGTTTAGCTGAGTACCGTTGCAACCTGTCACCCGTAAGCCTTCAACCCGCACCGGCCAGTGGTATGTCCCGCTGTGATCCAGGGTTACAATCACGCCTTCTTGACAGCTATCAACCGTCACATTGTCAATATCAATAAAGCCTTCAGAGGTCGTATTGTTGATATCAATGCCGGTATTTGATGTTTCGATGTGGCAATCCCGCATTCTCAAGCCAATCCTGGACCTGTTGGCTGTTGCGGGGTTGTCGATATACTGGACCGCTGTATTCGTCGCGTCTTCAATCAAGCAGTTGACCAGCCCGCCGCCGTTTTCGATGACGACAAGGTGATTTCCGCCGGTCTGCGTGGCGATATTGTCAATCCAGAAGTTCTCAAATGTCTGGTGTTGCGTACCGTTAGAGGTCATCACGATGCCGTGGCCTCCGGCAACATCACAGATGATCTTAACGCGCCCCGTCCCACCTGGGTTGATGCCAAGGAAATGCGTGTCTATGCCGGTTGAGGGGCCAAGGTCCATCGTCGTATCAACAGCGTAGGAAGCCGACTTACATATAACAACCCCGCCGGCCGCTGCTGCGTCGATGAAGGCCTGGTAATCGTCTGTTACGCCGTCGCCCACAGCGCCGTAATCGTCTTCCAGGATGCGGAATGGAGTGCTACCGCCAGACTGACCGTTAATCGTTAGCGTTTCATCGCCGCCGTCGCTGCCCTCAACAAAGGTTACGTTCGTACCGGCGACAAGCTTGCCGTTCAGATAACCGCCTGTCGTGTCGTTTGACGATACTTTTGTCAGGCCATAGCCATAAATCGAGGTCGAACCGTAATCAACGCCGTCATGCACAACTACCGTTTCGCTGGTCGTCGTAACAAGGATTTCAGAGCCGGACTGTCCTGTTGTGACAGGGATGTTGAAGAATGACCCGTCAACCGTGGTCGTGGTGCCAATCTCAACGTCTTTTGTGCCGTTGCCGTGGATACCTACGCCGTGGAATTGCACACCGTAAGCTGCGTCAACGACGAGACCATTGGCGGTATTGGAGCCTATGACGCCGCCGCTAAACGTGTAGCCATGCCCTGCGTCGATCTCAACGCCCTTGCCGGTGTTCTGACTAAAGCGACAGCCGTAGAAGTAGAGGAAACGTGGCGTACTTGCGCCCGTAGAAGTGATGGTCAGGCCGTTATTCCCGGCATCCATACTCGATACATTATGGAACACCGACTGAGCGCAGGCCTCCGATACCGACACATCATCAAGGTGGATATTGTCGTTCGTGAATGACGAAACAGTGACTTGCTTCAGAGAGATTGGCGCAACAGCATAGACGCCATGTTTGCCGGATGCCTGACCCGCGCCGGAATATGTCAGGGTTAGGTCCTGCACGACAACTTCATCCTTGAAATCGCCCGCGCCGTCATCACCGCTATTGGTGAAGGCGTGGTCAGCCGTTGTGGTGAATATGATCTGCGTAGCGCGTTCCGAACTCCCGATAAAGAATACACCGCTTTCCGATACGTCCCATTTCGTGAAGTACCAGTTGCCCGCAGGGATGCGGAAAGTCGCCCCGTCTGCTAAATAGCTATTCAGGGTCGTCCAGTTGTTCGCCGCCTCTGTAACATCGCCCTCAACAATGCCGATTTCATAGAAATTGCTCTCCACGCCGTCGCCTGGGGTCGGTACCGTCGTCGTCCCGCTTTCATTGCCGAGGCTGTCCCAAACGACGATGGTGACGCCGTTAGCGTCCTGTAAAACAAACTTATAGTCATTATCGGAGAGGAAAATATCAGGGAAACGTCCGGCGCTGTCTGCGACTACCGGGTTCTGATTGGCAATCGTCAGGGCGTCAGTCGTATAGGTCGGCAGAGGCGTAGAGGTGCCTATAGCGTAAGTATGCAGCAATGCGCCGCTGACTGGATCGCCATTCGTGTCTATTGTCGAATATGCGGGGAGGCCGAGCCGTACTGCCATGAGATTGTCCTTCTAAGGGAAAGCCCGCGCTTCTCAGCGTTGGCTAAAATTATGGTGATTTAGTCGTTGTCTGGTGTTAGTGTTGGGGTATGGCTAAAACTATTTTCAGCTATGTCGCGTTCTTCGCTATTATGGTTGGGCTAACCCTGTCATTTAAGTGGGCTGGCCCTGAATTCGGTATCGGCTTTATGGCGGGGTTTCTGGTGTTTCTTTGTGTGTTCCGCCTTCGCAATGGCTGGTGGGGTTAGCGTGGCCCGTATTGTGGGCCTGTAAACCCTGCGTTTCGCTGCATAAGCAATTCCGCCAATCGCCCAGGCGCTACACCGCCACCAACATTCCCGACAGACGCTTGTAATGCCTGTAACTGCTGCGCTGCGTCAGGTGCGCCGGTTAGCGTCTCAGCTAGATCGACGTTCATTTGGTCTGCGATGCGCCCCTTTGCCGCTTCTGAACGCCCCATAGCACTTGCTGCCGCGCTTTTAACCGTCCCGACAGATTGCCCATGCCGCAAAGCGTTTACCGGGCCGTCTTCAAGTCTCGCCTTCTGCCGCCCTTGGATTACGCCTCTGACATGGGTTTTTGAATTTTCGATAACAGCGGCCTTCAAATCAAATGCCGCAGCGGATTGGTCAATATCCTTAAAGAGCGCGTCCGCTGCCTCATCACCAACTACCAAGCTGATCTTTTGGCGGTTCGCTCTACTCGATAGGTTCTTAATCGCAGCGGCAGTTTCGCGGGCGTCCGTATCCGCGTCCATCATGGTGCGCTTAACCTTGGCTACAGTGTCGTCAATGTGCTGGCGTAATCCGCGTAACACCTCAGATCGCGCAGCCGGGGTCATCGTCTCAAGCGCACTAGCCACATCTTCCGCCCTGACCCTATCCGTCAGCAAGCCGTAACCAAGTTCTAAAGCCTGATCGCGCTCGATCTTGTCGCCACCCATCTTGACCGCTTTATCGTATTCAGGGACAGCCTTGCCAAGAGCAACCCGCAGCCTTGCCGCCAGCTTCTTAGGCGTCAGGGCATCAGGGGCGATACGCCCGAATGCGTCCGTCTGAGCGCCCATCTTGCCAAGCGCCCGCTTGATGTAGTCCAACTGGATCACACCCGGCATTTTTGTAAGCGTGGCGGAACCATCCTCTGCAATCGTCGCCATCCATTGTTGCTGCGGGTGGCCATCGGCAAGCATATCTATGTCAGCCTGTTTGATTGCCTTGCCCATCAATGACGGGTGAATAGTCCCAACAACATTTTCAACCTCTCGGCCTAATGGCGAATTGTAATAGATAGGCTGGTCATATGCTTCCTTATACGCCGCTTCTCTTGCTGCGCTGGTCGCTCTGGCGATTTCCCTTGCTCTTTTGGTGTACCCTCTAGGCTTGCCCAATGTGTCGTCTAGCGCCTGCGTCAGGCTTGTAGATGCCTTTTTCAGCCGAACATCAATAGCTTTCTTAGCAACCTTCGCAGCCTTGCCGCTGGATTGGATTGCGGTATCCAGAAGCATTTTTGCTGACGGGCCTGCGTCAGCTAACATAGCGTCCGGGCCTGCTGCTTGGACTCTCTGTACACCGGCAGCGTCTAGAATGTCGTCAGCCTCCGCAGCCTCCAATATCGTCTTATATGTGTCCTTAGTCATGCCTGCCTGTTTTGCAGCAGCACCGACCTTGTTAGGGAATAGCTTATTGCCTACAGTACGCACACCCGCACCGACAACAGGAGCAAGCGCACCCACAGGCCCGCCGATTGCGCCGCCTACTACAGCGCCCCTAACGCGGTTTTCGTCATCAGATGCGGCACCGTAAGCCGCGCCTTCTGTTGCACCGATTGCGCCGGACGCTATCGCCCTCGCACCTACGCCCCCGGTTTGCGCGACTTTGCCCACAGCACCGTAAGGGATTGCCACAGCCGTTGGGATCGCGCCTGCGACTTCCGCCGCCGTTGTTGCGACAGGAAACTTTTCACGCCCTCTAGCAAGCCTGGACCGTTCGCGGTCTGTGTAAAGCTCCCTACGCTCTTCAAATGTGCCGCCAACGTCAGAACCTAGATACGGGTCTAAAGCCGCCCCGATAGCGCCCACGATATTGTCGCTTGTTCCGAAAGTCTGCCCTTGGTTGGCTGATCTGGCAACGGCCTCGCCCATCTCAACGTCACCGCTGTAGTTCAACCCGCCGTATTGACGCTTAAAAGTTTCGGCTTCCGTTTCGCCTTCTTCTGGCTTTGACGCCTGATCGCGCAAGTATTGCCCAAAACCGTCATTCTTCGCCCTTGCAATTTCCAGATCACCGACAGGCATAGACGCTGCGCGGCTCTCAAAGCTATCCGGCGCAGGGCTGCTCTCTGCTGGCTTCGCCCGGGCTGCGCGGATTTGGGATGCAAAATGTTCGGCGGCTTCCGTGTCGCCGTCTTCGTCTGCTTGCCTCAGTGCGCCGTAAAGCTGGTCTATCGTTGGCATCTACAAATCCACCTTAATCAAGGTTGTATTTCTTGTTAAGTTCTGCGTCAGAGCGACCAGACGCCCTGACATACTTGTTATGCAACTCTCGAATAGTCTCAACAGCCGCTTGCTTGACCGCATTCGGCACCGTTGGATCGCCAATCTGACCAGCCGCCTCCCTGTAAAGGTTTACGTCTTTATCCGATTGTGGGCCTTCCATCCTTGGCTGCGAGAGCATGAGGTTCGCTTGCAATACCTTGAGCTTACCCACAGCAATAGCTCCAGGCCGAGCCTCGCCAAATGCAGCGTACAGAGTGTCAAGGGCATGACCGCCCCATGAACCTGTAGATTGCTCAATAAGCTTTTCAACGCCTTCCAAAGCAGAAAGGGCTTGTTCGCTTTTGACGCCCTTTTCATCCGCAGCGGTTGTCGCGTCTACCTTCGCCTTCGCCTCACCCTTTACCGTCTCCACTTCTGCTAGGTGTGCAGGTTCTTGGGCTGGCGTTAACTCCTTATCGGCAAGAACCGTTGATGTTCCCTTCACAGGGTCAATCAAAATAAGCTGATTGCCAGTGTCCTTAACCAACCCTTGCCGCTGCAAGTGGTCAAATACCCTTTTATCTTTCTCGTTAAGACCCTGGTAGAACCTGTAGTTTGTAATCTTCGCCGTGTCCTTCGTCGCACCCGCGCCGCCGTAGTTATTACCGAGCCGGTTGCCTAGCGTTCCGTCATGGTTAAGCACAAACACGCCCTCTTTTGTACGGACGGTCTTTGGTGCTGCGCCCGGCTTTTCAGCACCCCTTGCAACCTCTTGCCCGCCCTCGTAGCGGATTTCTCCAGGTTTCAACGTAAACGCCTTCGCCGCAAACTTAGGTAACTCCATCTCTGTTACCTGCAATATGCGCCCTATAGCCTGTGGATCAAATTGCTGCGGCAGTTTCGATACGTCATGCCCGCGCTTTGACAGGCGTCCTAAAATCTCCCCGTATAGCGAGGGGTTTTTCATCGCTAAATTCAATGCGTTCTTGATCTGCGTACCTTCGCGGTACATCTGCTGATCTGACGCGGCTGTTTTCATCGCGCCGACTTCAATGCCCTTCTGCTCACGCAACAAATCAGCTAGTTCGTGACGCTGCGGGGCGCGGTCATTGAAGTTCTGCATTTCCGTTACCCGCTGGTCAGCCAAGCGGTTGCGGTTGCGCTGTGCCTGTACGTTAGGAAGGCTAAACGGCTTGATATCCAGCGATTGTGTGCGAATGGGCATGTTTTACCTATGTATTGTAAAGGCTGGCGAGATTTGTCAGGCCGTTATTGATGGCGTTTCCTCGGCCTATATAGCCGGACGCCGAAGCCTGACCCGCGTTGTTCATCTGGTTTGCAACACCTTGAGCGCCGTACAAGCCGCTTTGCGCCGTTTGACCTGAAGCCGTCTGTCCAATGCCTGCTAATGCAGCTAGGCGGTTCTGGTGCGAGTTCCATTCCTGGTTGGCGATACCTTGCCCGTAGCGAGTTAATGCCTTGGCTGTTCCACCGCTGTCCAGCAAGCCTCTGGATGCCGCGCCTGCGTCGATGGCGTTTACACCCTCGTCAAACTGGAACATGTAGCCGGGGGATTTCTGGAAGCGATCTAAAGCCGTTGCGTAGCGCTCTTCCGTGGTTCCGGGTGCGCCTTCGTAGTCAGCGCCTAGACCGGCCGCTAGTTGATAGAGCGAACCGGCACCAGCATCGCGCCAGGGGGCTTGGTCTTGCCGCCCTTGGTCAATCATCTGCTGATAGAATTCCAGCGAGTTATTCGCCGCGTCCTCTTGCGCGTCAGCCGCTTTATCGCTGTTGTACCAATCGGAAACACCGCCGATTACGGTAGTCGCTAAATCAAGCCAACTCATTCTATTGCCCTCTGCTGTTGTACTGGTCGATCATGTTTTGCGACGAGGTTTGTTGTTCTGGTGTTAATGTCTGCTGATGCTGTTGCCAGCCACCTTGCCCCCAGGGGCCGCGATAGCCGTACTGTTGCGCTAACTGTCTGTTCAACTCAGGGGCCGCGCCGTATGGCTGTAACGAGCGCAACGGGCCAACAGTGCCGCTATTACCAAACAGGTCCATTAACCGCATACCCTTGCTCTGCCCTGATCCGTATTGGATGGGCGTATTATTCTGCGCTGAGTAATCGCCTACGGTTCTGCTAATCTGAGAGTTCTGGTCCTGGGTTAACCCTTGCCGGAACTGGTCAAAGCCACCCTGACCAAAATCACCTGTGTATCCGTATGTCTGCGCTAAATCTCTGTTCAGGTCTTGATTGTGCGGTTTGCCGAAGTCTTGGCCTTGCTGCGGGTTGTAGGGTTGAGTTCCGTTAGCTAAGTCTGCCAACCCTAATTTTGCGCCATACGGCAGCGTCGCCGAGGCAGGGTTGGTCTTGTAATAATTCTGCATAGCACCAACGCGGGCCATCTGTTCCTGGTTCAGGTTCTGCCCTGCCCACTGTCGAAACTGACCCCCGCCGAAATCGCCGTCATACCCGTAATCAGCGGCGATCTGGTAATTCAACCCCTTGTTAGCCCCCCAATCGCGCTGCATGTTGCCGAATGTACCTGGTGCGTAACTTGTCATTCTATGTCTCCATTATCCCGGCATCGCGCAAAGACTGCATTAATTCGTCTACCTTGTTTGCTATTGCCTGCACTTCCGCCTGCGTCGGCGGGTTGGTTGTCGTCTGTGTTAAGTCTGTGACCGCCGCCGCCGTGTCATGCACTTCGTCAGACAGGAACTTGCGTACTATGCGAAGCCATACGGTTGTGGGGCGGTCTATCGCCTCTAATGCCATCGGTACTGGTGGAATGAAGCTAGGCATTTATTTGTTCACCAAGTCTTGCAGGCTGACCCCATTACGCTCAAGCATTGTTGCGCGGTCTAATACGTCCTGATCCCAAGTGACATAGTTGCGGGTGCCTTCGCCTGCGTTGCGGCTCATGCCGTCATAGTATTTCAGGCCGGGGATGCCGGCTTTGCGGAGGGCTTCGGAGGCCTCTTGCGCTGTCATCTCGCTTTTTAGAGCGTTGTAAACCTGCTGTCCGTCCCATCGCTTCGCCTGCCCTACACCCACTCGGTACTCTTTCGGCGCTCGACCCGAAAAATCGTCGTAACCTTGGTTCACCTTATTAATGATTTTCCTTGGGATGCTACTATTTAATGCCGCCAACGCTTCCGGCTGTTCACTCAGCGGCGCATCCCAATCCAGGTATTTAGCTACGTCTTCGTCAGGGAGGTCTAGTTTGTAGAGGGTGCCTTCGCTTTCCTTAAATCCAGCGTCTTTCATACGATTCAGAAACGCTATGCCGTCGTCATAGTGCTGTTCGTGGTAGTCTATTTCTGGTTTTGTGTAGCCATAGCCTCGTAATTTTGAGGCTATAGTTTCCCGCTCGTAACGGAGATAAGCCAGCGCTCCCTCAATGCTGCCTTGGTCGTCTATTGAAGTAAGCGCTGTATCCGCGACGGCGTCGTCATAGCCGAATTTTTTTGAGTATTCTTCTAATACCGGCCTCACATTATCTGTGTCGCCGTTTGTGAAATTTCGGAAAGAGCGGCCATCAGGAAATTCGAGCGAATTGCTGCCTAAAACATCTTGGTAATCCTTCGCTACACCCTTCGCTTCAGCACTATAAAACCCATGCCCGTAAGCCTGAGCACCTTCGCCGGTTCCCATCTTGTCCAGCCTTGGCCTGCCATGCGGGAAGTCAGGTTCTGGCCCCCACTTATGAGGCCCGCCGTGGTAGACGTTCATACCCAACAAGTTAGGGTCTTGCCGCGTCATACTGCCTCTAATCGCGCCGGGGCCGGATATAGCCCCCGCCATGTTCAATACGTCGCCTTCGTCGTAATAGCCGCCCTGCATGGCGTGGCCGGGCAACATCATCGCTTTAGCCGCCTCATAGACCCACTCAGGCGCTATAAAGCCATCATCAGGGCTGTAGTCAGGTAACAACATGCGGCGCTCTATATTCGGGTCCATGCCCAACACATCTTGCAGGCGGTTTTCAATGCGGTATTGCTTCACGCCATTGGCTAATTCATTAAGGCTAGGCATCAGGGTCAAACGCAATCAAGCCAACCCGAACCGGGTCTGTGATCCTTGCTTTAAATACGCGGGAACGAGCCGAGCCAAGGCGGTTAAAGTACGCCCTCTGCCCATACTCACCCATCTCACCAAATGAACGCCATAACTCATTTGACCACGTATAGCCGCCGTCATCCGAGTAACTAAGCATCAACTGAGGGTCTGAACCTTGACCAGAATTCAAGCCTTGCCCGAAGTCGCATTCAAAGTCTATGCGCCCAAAAGAAACCCGCCGCCCGTCGCCGTGGATAGGCGCTGTGACAGCTTCACGCTCGATATAATCGCCGTTGTCGGTGTAAATATCGGTAGACATTTCGTATATCTTGCCGGTTTCGTGATCGCCAACCAGAAGCTTGTTAAAGCCGATTGCCGAGTTATCAGGACGCCAGCGGTTCAACTGGTACGATGCACGTTCAGCCCATAGGCCGGTTGACATATCGTAGCACCATGTAGCCTCCGCGAAACTCAGCACATAGAACGTGTGGCCGCGTTCCGTATAGGTCCAGCCTACGCCGCTTGATGTGTCTGCATAACCACTAAAAGCCGCCTCAATCGCATGTGTTGATA